TCTTTAAAATACTGTTGATCTGTTGCCCATGCAAATATGAATAGACACGCAACTAAATCATCATGACATCCATCATCGGCTTGGTGTGATGAACCTTTGACAATGAATGTCGATAGTTCTGATATAGTTTCTAAATCTTCTACAATTAACTTATTATCTTCTATCAACTGTTTTAAATTAGAACAACCTACCTTTTTAACTGCTTTTGTTGTCCTTACCCCAAGTTGGGCTCTACCCCCTGAGAAACCCGCTCCCATGACTTGACCTGCACGACCACGCATCGAAGCCATTATAAGGTTGTCATACTCCAGATCAAATTGTAGAGTATTTGCAACCTGTTCACCAATGTCATTCACTTCAATCAAAACGTATGCTTGATTATATGCCATTGCGGCCGCATGAATTTTAGCAGGAAACAGTAATGGTTTTATCTCATTGTCTCTGTATTTTGCAACTAATCTGTACGGGAACTCTGTAACATCTATTATGGTAAATGCAGAATAATCATTCTTTGTACCACGAGCAACGTCAGCTGAAAGCATATAAGTGTGATCTTCTATTGGTGCGACATGTACATCCATCCCAGCACTAGACTTGATCGGTTCTCTATATGTTAAACTTCTTAATGTTGCTGGTGCAATCAGTGTATCAATAGAACCAAGGAACTCACATTCAAATTCTGTATTGAACTGTGATTCTGAAGTGTTAGCTATTGTTTCTGCTTTCCACTTCTCATCCCTACCAGGCACTTCACTCCAATGCACCTCCATTGGTACATAAGAATTTCTTTTCTCTTCTGCATCTGTCCACATTTTGTAGAAATGATTCATACCATGTGGAGTAGAGACAATCATAACCTTTGAGGTTTTACCAGAAGTAATTGTGGGATACACTGAGGAAAAGAACTGTTCAGCAATATTTGACGGGACATAGGCAAACTCATCCAGAAAAATGACGTTGTAAGTACTACCACGAACAGCACTAGCAGAAGTGGATGCAGCAAGAATTTTACTACCATTTTCTAACTCCAGACTACCCTTGTTCCAAGACATAACTCCCTGTTGCAACCACTTAGGTAAATTCTCGTAAGCCAATTGCAATCGTCCTAACAAATCTCTTGACGTTGCCGCCTTATTCGCAAGAATAGCGACATTGACATTATCATTGAATACAATATAGTGCAGTAGATAAGACAACACTGTGGTTGACTTACCCGACTGTCTAGGTAGTTTACAGATAGTAAAACGATTGCTATGAAAGGTTCCAATAAGATCTTTTTGAAAGGGGTACATATGAAATGGTATCAATCCGTGATCAATAGACACGATTTTGATATACTTCTCTACAAAGTATTGAGGATCACCTTCACATTTCTGATACTCTAATATCTGTTCCTTTGTAAACTCAATAGGAACATTAGCAGTTTTTAGATTGGGATTACCATGATATACATTAGGATCGGACATTTATTTGTCCTTTAGCATTTTTTGCAATTCAGCAGTGCTACCAACAAACAATGCGTTAGTTACACTCTGTGGTGCATTGTTGGGAACTTGTTTTAATCTTTTCATTTTCTCCTGTAAGTCACCAAGTTTTTCAGTAACCTCTGCAACTTGCTTGATAAGGTTTCCGGCAACTTCGTATGCTCGTGGATGGTCCGATTCTTTGGCGAGTTCCAATATGCCGTCCACTGCATCCGTTCCTCTTTCGACCAAATTGTAAAAGTTTTGTCTTTGGTATTCATAATCTCTATCTATCTCACTTTCACTTTTCTCTCGTTCTGCAACAGCATTTTTTTGTTTTGGTATTACATTATTATTAAACAATGGGCCTTCTGACCATTCAGGCTGAACTATAATTTCAGGTTCAGGCTGAGTAGTGGCACCGAAATCGCCAGATTCAATACCAAGTTCTTTATCTACAGTTTTCATTATTATTCACTTTCTGGTGCATCTTGGAAGAATGATGTAGTCTCGTTAAATCCAAAGTTATCGTCTGCATCAGCAGTAATAGGATCGACTGATACCTTAAACCGCTGTTCACGTTTTGGTGATTTATCTGGCATGTCTGTAAATTGATCAACTTGCACTGTCTTAATAACAGAACTAGAAGTAACAGGTCCATAGAGATAAAATTTAGTTGTGAAACTCAGGGTGTATATAATTGCTCTACGAGTTTGCAAATCTCCCTGATAGTCATCTTCATAACTTATACTATTCAGAATAACAGGTACGTCTTTTTTAATACCCATATCTGTCATATCTTTAATTGTAATAGTATAGTCTGGTTGAAAATATGGTAAAATCTGTTCTACAATTTGCAATGCATCATCCGACTGTTTAGCAAGAATATACAATTCAAAGTCCAGATTATATGGTACTGGCATGTACTGTGTATCTAATTTATCTGCACTATCACCCTTTACTTTCTTAAACTTCTGCACACGATTTAATTTACGAGAAGAATCATAAGTAAGGTTATTAATCTCAAAACCAATTCGTGGTAATGTGATTGCAGAAGATTTACTCAAATCTGCATCATCACGCAAACGAACAAGAAACTTATCTCTTGGTCCATATGCGAGTGGAACTTTCATTGATTGTATTATATTTCCATTATTATCTCTGCGTATTAGTTGAATATTATTGAACATTGTTCCAAATCCAACAACTATTTTTCGCATGGTCTCATGGTAGAATTGTTGTCCTAACATTATTAAGTACCTCCAGCATCACCGAAAGGATTATTTTCGGAGAAGTCTAATATAGTATCATCTGCATCGTCAAAGAGCTCGTTCTGTGCTGTCTTCTCAATAACACCATCCCCAACTGCATATGTCTCTTGCAGTACGAATGAGTATCCATCTTCTAGTACAATATTTGTACCCACAGAACTTGAATCGGTCTCTCCAATAAGGTAACTTCCACTTGTCTCTTCCAGAAGTACACCTTGATCTCCATTGTTGCTGATACCTGTTTCTAAACCAAATCTTTCGTTGACACCAGTTGATTGTTCCAGTGTAGTTTGATGATCCATAGTATCCAATGAATGTTCATCTTCAATTGCATCTATTTCAGTAATACCTGTCTCAATAATTTCAGAACTGTATTCAAACATTCTGCAATCCATTTTGTACACGGGAGTATCATCCAATGGATAAAATGGATCGTCATGGTCAACAAAGTTTATTTGGAAAACTTTTTTTAGTATAGGGTGATAAATTAAATCACCCTCATGTGGTCTATCGATATCAGAAACGTCTGCTTCGGATATCATATATCCACTTTCAAAGCTTTCTATTGTTCCTGATTCCAATTCTATAGAACCAGATAAAGTATCTGTACCACTCTCTATTGTAATTTGTTTTGTAAGGTCTTGAAATCTATGTTTTGCAACTACAAACCTAATTTCACTTAGGTTCTGCAAACCGAACTGAGACATTAATTCTCTTTGTCCAGCATATCCTGATTGACTATCTTCAACATACATTTCAATTTTTGCTTGGGTATTAAATTTAGAAAGGTTATCCTCACCAAAAATAGTATCCTCAGCAACTAATGTTCTATCCATATAATGGACATCGTGTCCATAAATCTGAATAGCTTCTGACATCAGATCACGATATAAGTTTCGTTCTACAGATGAACTATGGAGTCCACTAGTATGAAAATGTGTATTGACAGCCATTGGTTATCCCTTTATCATTAGGTCTGGATATTGCATCAGTGCTATTGTTTCTTCAAGTCTTTGTTGTTCTTCTAAAGCTTGACTGAATAAGGTTTCCCCATCCATTTCCACTCCACCCAACATCGTTATACCTTTGAACTTGGATAAGTTTGCACCCCATTGTTTTTTAATAAGACAGGTTGCATATCGTTTTAAATGAATATCATCGTAGATATCTGTATATGCTGTAGGATCTAATTTTCTCCAACAATCAATGATTACATAATCCCTATCTGCTTCCACATCGTTATTCCAATCCATATCAATATAAAGTCTATTTTGATGTTGAAGAAAACGAATTGGAGTTTCACCAACTAAAGAGTGTTGGAGAAAATCTAAATTTTGCATTGTCATATTATAGTTCAATACTGAAGTAGAAGAAAAATCATAAAGGTCATTTAATCGCAGCTGATATCGTACATCAAACATGTTTGATGTTGAACCTTCATAAAATGGAAATACTT